TTCCTCCGCTCCGGCTATTTCTTTGATAACTCGCATGGCTGCGAATCGCTGGCCGTCACGGTCGTCTACTATCAGCCTCACCGGGCCTATACCCCATACGTGTACGTCCGGCCCTCCAGCGGTATGCTCGGGGAACGCCCAGCTTACCTGTTCACCTGATTCCGCATCTTTCGGTTTGGCAAACCAACCCTTCTCATACACCGGTCGTTCGATGTCTCCATTAACGAACTGTACGTAGACCATTGCACCAAGGGGAGGGACGGAAACACCGCCGAAGTATTTATGGCCAGCGCCCTTGGGCAATGCCCACGCCGAGTCGGGTTCGCATATGCCTGGTATGGCTACGCGAATACGACCGAGGCGTTCGGGATCTTCTCTAACTGTTACCTCGCCAATGTATAGCCCGTACAGCTTGGGCTCATCCATGTCGTCATCGGCAAAGCCTGTAAATTCGTCCTGCATCCTACACGTCCGGGGGTATTGATTGCCCGGCCTCTCCTAAAAGCTGTATTTCCCAATCCTGTAAATTTTCTAACCCGGGATCGATTGTCTGTCGATCAACGGCAATGGGCTCTCCGTTCTGCGGATCCCATGCAATCCACTGAGCCTCTCGTTCACCGTAGAGGTTAACACCTACTACCACCTGCCACTCTAATTGATCTTGCGGAGTCTGCGTAGCTTCTGGTTTCTCCTTGCGTTTGCCCAGCGCACGTTTCTTTGCTGCCTTCACTTCTGATTGCGCGTCCTTTCGCCCTTCTACCGACTGTATGTAGCCCGACTCTGTAATGTTAGTCTCTACAGACTTAACGTAATAAAGGCCACCGAAAGTGGGTCCGATGCCAGCTATGTCTATAATCGACTTGGCCATTAGTCCGGGGTCGCCCTTCACTCTCATTGTTAATTTATACCGGCCCTGTGCAGTCATCCGGTAACGTGCATCAGCCGAGTCCTGCGCCGCTGCTGCTGACATAAGACCAGCGAACCTAGTTGTACCACGTGCAAGCCTGAACTCCCTCACACCTTGCGAGTTCACGTCCACGTCTGGATCCCCAACGGGATCTTCCTTGCCAAGAGAAGTGAACTCGGTGTCATCGGCGCTGCCTGTTGCGGAGACTGGCTCTAATGTGATCGGGTCCCGCGCCAGCACCTTCACCTTGGCTACATCCCTTGAGAGGTTCACTTCTATGTGGGGCATCTCTAGGATGTCGCCCTGCAGCGGATCGTTTCTCCAATGGTATCGCTTACGAGGCACACTGTTCACTTGACGCTCGTGCCAATGAAGGCCTGTAGCGTCTATGTAGAAGATGAAACCATTACGCTTCGCCAGTCGCGCCAGCATACGTGCGTCAGTTTCTCTCTGCGTTATGGAGTCGCGCCTGGCCAGAGGTGTTCCGTCCGGTCTTGTGTCCTGTACGTGTAGCAGCTCTCCATCATAGCCATACTCCTGCGCGATCATTCTTACGAACTCTGAGTCGGTTGCGTTCTCTTCCCTGCGGTTCCCCTTGACACGATCAAGCAGGTCGGTGACGCAGTTGCATATTACCTTAACTGGTTCTGTTCCCTCTGACTTCTTAACTATGAACCTGCGAGGTGGCGTCATATGGCCGGGGTATCCCCAGGAGACGAGTAGCTTTTGACCCTTCTCGAATATGGGATCTTCGAACAGTTGGAGGTCCTCGTTGCGTAATGTGAGCTCCAGCCTGTCCTTCCTCTCCTCTCTATCTAGGAAGCGAAGGCCAGTTAGGCGACCGTCCAGATCCACTATGGCGGTTCCGTCTCCAGATGCATCCCCTTCGTCAGCGTCGAGCATGGAAACGAGAATATGTACACCCGCAAGCGGCATGCCTTACCCCGTCAACCTACGTCGGCTCGTATCGAAGATCACGCTTCGTACCACCCGTTCGGATGGTATAACTATCGTCGTGCCTGGTTCTATCTTCAACGTCGGATCCAATACTGGTGGATTCTGGTAATCGCATAAAACCCAGTACAGCCCGCAACCCCTTGGAAATGCGCGGAAGTAGAATCCGGCCAAGGTGAACCAGGTGTCTCCTTCCTTGGCTATGTGAAATCGGTTATCAGGGTAGTCCTGCTGTCTAAAAGGAGCGCGTCCACCGAGATAGAGGTTGCCATTGTCGTCATGGCGACTAATGGAATGAGCGTACCTGCTCCACCTATACACAGCCATGCTATCCCTCCTCTACCGTTTGCTGTCTGTTAATCCAACGGAAGTCACCCTCTCCCAAGGTCGAAGATTCACCCCACGATCTGAACATGCCTGTAGACCTATGCTCTCCTTTCGTGATCCGTATTACAGGAGCTTCCTCCCATGTCGTTCTAGCGATGAACTCGATGGGGTTGTTTTGACCATCCATTTTAGTGAAGGAGATCTCTAAGCTCATCAGCCTGGTCCGAAGCATTAGAATGTTTGGTATCACAACGAGCACGGGAGGAGGGTCACCTCCCACCGTACCAACAGGCAACTCCGGCGGTAGTGTCAACGACTCCAGGAACCTGCGAGCCTCTTGCATCTTCTCCTGCACAAACTTAGCAGACTCGCCAGTTCGTGCTACGAGGAGTAACCTATTCCATTCCAGGTCGAATGAAATACCTACGTTCTCTGTGCCTTGAAATGAATGGTATCCGTGCGACATGCCAATAGGACTCACCTTGGAGTAGTTGGCCCTCAACACTTCGTTTATGGGTTCTGGTGCGAAGGCGAAAGGCATAGTCTCGTGGTCCTGCAGATCGATCAAAAAGCCACGGCGGCTGGGATCTGGTGATTCAACTATGTCGCCAATGTTGGTATTGCCGGGTCCGTTGGCTGGTACATCAGGCATGGCTACTCCTTAATAAGAAATAGGGGGAGGTAGCAAACGCTCATCGGCGTCTGCCCCTTGCCCTGCATTGACGGCTTGGCTCAAGGTGTACTGATCCATTTTAATCGTTGCGTTGGACGCTCCCACTTGTGTACCCTTCGCCGCTCCTTTCTCAACGGCCCTGGCTATAATTTTTTCTAGCATGGCTATCCTCTTATCCCAGGCCTGTTGCTCCGCCTCTGTCATCTCCTGATAAGAACGTGTTCCCTTGGTCAGTTCACCTTGGTACTTACCTGTCCTTGACTGCCATGCGCGAATGTCTTCCAATTGCTTTTGAGCCACGAGGGGCGAGGCTGGTAGGGCTCCGGCTGCTCCCGCTGTTTGAGCTGGCGCCCTCCTGCGTGCATCGCGTGCAGCGCCCATAGCCTCGTCTACTGAGAACGTAGCATCGGCCAATGTGTACCCTAGCCACCCACCGAAATGAGCAAGGTCTTTATACATATCGACAATGGACTTCACGAACCATCCAATGACCTTGAGAGCCTCAGCCACAGCCTGGAGGATTGGCAGAGCCTCTTTCCAACTCTCCTTGAAATTAGCTATGGCATCCTGCACGTCCTTTGCACTTATGCTACCTATCCACTCAGCTACCTTTTTGCCAAAGTCTACCATCTTCCCAGCGGCCTCTATGGCCTGCTGTCCCATCGACGCCAGCGTCTTGCCTGCCGAGACACCCCGTTCCTCTATTGCAGCCAGCGATTGGGCTGGCCCCTCCTCGCCGGTGAACACACCGATCAACGCACCGAACTTTTCCTTTAGCGGTCCCCAATCCAGCATGGCCACGCCTTCTTCGAACCCTCTTTTCAACCCGCTCCAGAAAGCACGAAACCTTTCAAGGGCACGTTCGAAGCCTTTTACGAAGCGAAGCACCCCTTCGTTCTCTGTCCTTTCCAACTCCCTTCGAGTGGCATCTGATAGCATACCGCTTCGGAAGATCTCTGCTGCCGCTGTTACCCCCAGCTTGATTTTCTTAACCGCATCCTGCCAGCTATCTCCAATCTGTACCGTCTTCTGAAAAGACTTGTACGCTGCGAAAGCGGCAACAGCGAAGCCGGATAGCAACACGGCGGCAGGGGCCATTAGCAGAAGGAAGGCAGCCGCTCCCACCAGAACACCGCTTAGAGAGACGCCCAACATACCCAAGGCTCCAGCGGCCAGCATGATACCACCCGCCGCCCCAGCAAAAGAAGCAAGGCCGGAGACAACACCCACAATGGTATCGCGTATTCCCTCCGGCATTGACTCCCAAAAGTTAAGCATGTTCTCGAGTAGGAAGTTCACATACTTCAAAGCGGGTGCGAGTATTCTCTCCATCGATTCGCCGATGCTGATCTTGAAAGCATCGCCCAGTGCTATTAGACGCTTTTCTTGGAACCCGAAAGTGTCCTGCATCTTTCTAAGCGCCTCGTCGGTCGCACCCGTTCTCTTACCCATCTCCACCATGATCTCATTAAACTTGGCGGCATTGTTCGCTGCCAAAGCGGTCATGGCGTTGTAGCCCTCTATAGATCCAAATAGGGCTATGAGGGAGTCCTTATTATAATTTGCCGACTTAGTTACCGACTGTATGAATTTTGCAAACCCTTGAGAACGAAGCGCTCCGGCGTTAAACTCTATGCCGAGTCTTTTAGCTTCGTCCGAGGCAGCTCTAGTCGGACGGAGAATGTTTGCGAGGGCGGCGTTCATTCCAGTCACAGCACGCCTGGTCTGTAAACCTTGGGTCGTCATGGCGGCAACTGAGCCGAGCATCTCGTCGAATGAAATGCCCAGCGATGCAGCAGCAGGAGCAACCCTACCTATGCTCAATGAGAGTTCTTCTGCCGTCGTCTTACCCATTCGGATTGCAGTAAAGAAGGCGTCGCTTACGTCCAACGAATCTAAGCCCGCTGCGGAGTAGGCGTTGACCGTAGTCGTCAACCCGTCCACGGCTGTGGTGATGTCCGTAACGCCGCCCACCGCCAGCTTGTTGGCAACGTCGAGCATCTTCGTTGCCTCAGCCGCGTCGGTGATGCCTGCGGATATAACCTGGTACAGACCCTTGGCCTCATCGAAAGCCTTGACGCCGTATGCCTTGGACATCTCCAAGCTGACACCGCGTAGTTGTTCGGTTGAGAACGTTGCCTCATCTATGAGGGTAGACACCTCCGCCACGGCCATGCCGAACTCAGTTGCCATCCTGAGGTTCTCGTCCATTGTTGTAAAGAACTTGCGTGCGCCAAGCGTAAGAGAGCCGCCAGCAGCGGTCATGCCAGCCGCGGCAGCTCGCATGGCACCGGCCATGCCCATGCTACTCTTCTTAGCACGACCTACCAGCATGTCGAACCCGCTGGCTACCTTGCTGAAGACGGGAGTGGATAAATCCCTGGCTGTAAGAAGAAAACCAGCTCCGAATTGATTCATAGCCATAGGCCAAGCTCCTTATTTTCTTCGTTCCTTCATTCGCCAGTCGTGGACCAAGTCGAGTAGTCTGGTCATCTCGCAGAGAGGCAACTCCTCCGTGTCGCTCCAGCTAAGATTCAAGCCTCCCGACCAGGCGGGTTTATATGCAAGAGCGAAACGCAGTTCGGTTACCTCCTCCTCTGTTAGGGTGCCGAAGCCGAAGTCCTGGACTCGCGTTGCTTTCGGCGCCTCGTTGAGGGCCGCTTCATGAAAAACTCCTCGAAAGGGAGCGTCACCACAAAAGTGTTTTGGCAAGAGGGGTCCGAGCACTCTACTTCAACGTCCGTGTCTACTCCGCAGTCCACAGCATCGAAGGCAGCTCTAAGTTCCTCTGCCTCGCCGGACGTGAGCTCGTCCAGCCAGGCTAGGACTTTAGTTCTGTCTATTCCCTCCACGTCTATTATGCGAGTTTCCAATGCACAGCTAGAAGGCTGGTCCGGGTGCTGCTCCATCAACTTCTCAAGCCTGTGTTGATCTCTACCGAAGGAGAGATGGAAGTGTACCTTCTTGCCAGCCACCGTTACCTCGAAGGGTTCCTTCGACGAGAGCTTGACTTTAGACTCTTCCGGCAAGCGCTGCTCGTACAGATCCTTTAAGATGTCTATCTCCCAATCTACCCTCTTGCCACAAGCGCACCTGGCATTGAACTCATACCTAGATCCATCCGACGCAGATATGCTGCGTAGGAAAATCATAGCTTTGAACCGGTCACCTTGAAGAACGTTTTGCCAGTTGAGCGGTTTGCCTGCGTCTATGTCTGGGTAGGGGCCTGGATCTAGAACACCCATGCAGCATGATTCCAATAGGGTGTCAAAGGCCCTTGCTACTTTCCTTTTGCCTTTGAGGCTGGCGAGTTTATTCTCGTCCTTGACTTGCATGGCTTTTAGCTCAACTCTCAGGCCGGAAAGTAGGGTGAAGATTTCTTGTCGTGGCATTGAATACCTCCTTAACTCTTTCTTTGTCTTTAACTCCAGCCACGTCAATCCAACGTGGCCATACCTTTAATCAGAACGGCTACTGCGATTCGACCCTTTCGAAGTAGCGGAACTTTATAACCAGTTCCTCCATGCGTACTTCGTCTGCGTCCATGTCCCAGTTGCCAGCGCTATACTCCCTGGCATAGCTTCGGTACAGCCTGTACCGCTCGACGGTCGATCCGTCGCGATCTAGCTGTACGATGTCGAACGTCTGGAACAGATCGGGCTCCACTTCGCCGTTGCCTGTTGCAACGTCGATGGTGTTTTTGAACAGGTTGTACAGATCGAAGTCGTTGCAGGCACCGCGGCTGAGAGTTACCTCTGTCACCGTTACGGTGCCGGGCATGGGGTACGGAACGGGATCGCCACCTTCCTTATGGTCGATGTTTGCTACTCCCATTCTTAAGTCCGTACAGGATTTGAACCCGGCCCTTGCTATGCCGTCGTGCTCAAGAATCCAACGGTACTTTCTATACCATGTGCGGGGAATTCCTTGTGGCATTGTCTACCTCCTTATTCCTGAGCCAGGCTCTCTTCTAGGGCCCGCGTGTCGGCAGTGATGTAAATTATTATGAACTCTGCCGGCGTGGCGAAAGCAACACCAATTCGCAATCGCATTTGCCCCTGGTTGGCAACGCTCGGTGGGTTCAGCTTGTTACTCACGTCCACGTAGAAGGCCTCGGCAGGTTTACGAGAGGCGAAAGCTCCAAGGTTTAGCTGCGTACGTAACCAGGATTCGCAGTAGCGTTTAGCTCTATTTCGCAGCTCCTCGTTATTGTAGCGATGCTTGGCCCAAACAAGTCCGCGCTTTAGAGTTTGCTCTATGTGGATAGCTCCTCGGGACTGTCCAATGTGGGGGAAGGAACCCGTACTCTTGAGAGTGCGGCCGCCGTCCATATGGAAAGGCGTGTCCGTCAATCGCAGGATGGGGTTGATCCGTTTCGGGTAGATGATCCGAACCTTCTTCGGGTTCAGTGTCTCCTCGACTTCCAACCCTGTGCACGAGAAGATAACCCCGGCGTTTCCATCCACACCCGCTGGCGAGTTATACACTCCGCCTTCCCTCTGATCGTTTCTCGCGTAAACGCCAGCGATGAAGGCAGAAGGCGGGACCACGATGTTATCGTCCTGTCCAAATACCGCCTTCGACGGGTTGACGATCTTGATTCGCGGCCAATAGATAGCACCGAATTCAGACAACTCGGAGAGCCCTGCCGTCTGCAAGTAATTCACCATGTCCGACGAGGTGGGAACAGAAGCAGCGTCGGGAGGATCTAGAACAGGGAATACTGCTCCCTCTCTCCATACCTCGCAGTACGCAACCATCCCCGTTTGCAGTCCGCCGCTTGCCCTACCCGGTATTGCCAAGATGCGGAGGTCTTGCACAGCGTCAAGCGCATACATGCCAGTGGGACCGGCGTCGCTACCTAGGAAGTCGTTATCGTCCAGGCCCGTCAATCCATCGTCGCCGCCTGACATCGCTCCCCAGTTTTTGACGTACGGCTCTGCCGATCCGATGTCAGGTTTCTGAGTTCCCACTGCTCCCTGGTCGGTTACAGCTACCAAGTTACTGCCAGCGGTAGCGTGGTTCACCACCGTCTCCACGAAGTCGGTGGAAGTGTTGTCCATGTTGACGTTCGGAAACGTCTCTTCCACCACTCCGTCTTTCAACACCTGGAAGTTGAACTCTGGATCGGTTGCGCCTATTGTGGTGTCGGATGTCGCACGGGAAGTTATGATCGAAACAGAGTCGCCGTACTCTCCCTCGGTCTTGGCGTCCACCTTGAGTGTATCCTGTGGCGCGTCATCTGTTCCCGTGTGTTGCAGGTTGTCCAACCCGATCTTGCCATCGGCTGTGGAGGTTGCTTCGACGCGAACCCACTTGGTGGAACCGGTTGTATCTGTCGCCAGCGTTACGGTGCCGCCTGGGTTGACGGTTACATCCACGTCGGCGACGGCTGCTTCGACAATCGTCTTTACTTCTGCTCCGGTTACGTTGCGTATGTCCTCAACGTTACCGGTCCCCTGCACCTCCGTCGTCGGGAAGGTAAGCAATGGGTTGGCTGTTGGGTTAGCAGTAACCTGGATGAAGGATCCTGTTCCAAGCGTGTCGGATTCGAGCTGTATTTGTCCGCCCACCACTAGCGCACGGCCTCTTTCGAGCTGGGCGTTTATGGTAGCGACAACGTCGTCTGCTGTCGTTTCCGTTCCGGCGAAAGTTATATCCTGTGCCGTCGGCTCCCTGTCTACCTTTACGGATAGAACCCCCGTACCTGCGACGACAGGATAGGTAGTAGTATCCACGACTTTAGCTCGTGTAGCTAGGAACGTTGCGGTGGTTGGTCCTCCTGCGTTGGTTGAGATGTCGAGCGTGTCGCCTGCGGCTAGTTCGAATGGCCCGGCGTTGGTCGACTCCAACGACCCTGCTGTCGCTCCTCCACCTGCTGTCTTCAACATTAGCGTAGCTTTTGTTGCGATAGCAGAGGCGGGGTTGGTGATGTCAGTGAAGTGGCAAGTTCTTACCACCCAAAGGACAGCGCCACCCTCCTTGAAGAATCCGTAGGCAGCAATCGCAGCGTCGGCGTTGGCGGTAAAACCGCCAAAGATTTTTGTGAACTCCTCGAACGAGGAGACAAGCGTTGCTACGGCTATCGGGCCACGCTCGGTCACTCCCACCACTCCTGTTACGGAAGTGGGTAGGGACGGAGCAGTCGGTATGCGAGGTGCTTCCCGGACTGAGTAGACATCGGCTGCTAAGTATTCACCCATCTTGAGCCTCCTTTACTTCCCGCCCCGAGTGCGTTGCTTGTTGTCTTTCTCTCTTGTTTCAGGCCTGGCTTCTTTTAGCTCGTTTTCTTTTTTGGCCCTTGGCTTTTGTTCTGGTTCTGGATTTTTATCGGTTGTTGTGATCGCTCCAGCGTTGATCGCGTTAATCACAGACCGAGCCTGCAAGAAGGCATCGTGCACCGGACGAGAGAAACCCTTTGTGCCTTTTGCGTTTAAGTGAATTGCTCCACCCTTACCACGCTGGGCACACTGGCACTTACCAATCCGAGAGCAGATCTCGCCATGGCCAAACGGCAGGCTAATTGGCTTCCCGCGTTTGTTGACTAGAAATGTCATTATTCGATCTCCTGTATTGAGGTTATTACCTCGTCCACGGTACGACCGCGTTCG